TGCCTCCGTACGCGTGGCTGAAATTGGAAGTTTGAAAATGGGCCGTGGCCGGAAGCCGACGCCAAAGCCGATCCTGAAGCTCCGAGGCTCTCGGATTCGCGGGCCGCACGTTCGTGGCATCGAGGCACCGCCAGGAGTTCCTCCGGCTCCTGAGTGGCTCTCCGAAATCGCACGCGAAGAGTGGGAGCGGATCGTGCCGATGCTCGAAGCGTCGAAGGTGATGAGCTCTCGGCACCAGCAGACACTGGCGGCGTACTGCGACTCGTTCGCCGACATGGTGACGGCTGACCGCGAGCTCCAGGCCAACGGCACGACGATCATGGACGATAAGGGTAGGGTGAGTAATCACCCGGCATGGCTCCGAAAGCGGGACGCCCGGAACCAGATGCTTAAGTTTGCAGCAGAGTTCGGGCTCACTGCCTCCGCACTCGCCAGGGTCTCGGCCATTGAGCAAACGCCGGAAAACGACGAAGACGCCGCCATCCTGTTCGGATGAGTGCAAGTGCTCATCGTGTCGGGCGGTGAAGTTCTTCGAGAAGTTCTTCACCCACGCCAAGGGCGAGAAGGGCGGGCAGCCGTTTCTGCTTGAGCCGTGGCAGCGGGACTACGTTCGGGCTCTGTTCGCGGAGCTCGACGGTCGCCGGCAAGTGAGAACCTCGCTGCTCGCAGTGCCTCGCAAAAACGGAAAGAGCACGCTCTGCGCCGGGCTGGCCTTGAAGCTATTGATGGAGCCCGAGCCGGGCGGCGAGGTCTACTCGTGTGCTGCTTCGCGGGATCAGGCTCGGCTTGTGTTCGACACCGCCAGGATCGCGGTCGAGCAGTCGCCGGTGCTGTCAAAGCATCTCAATGTCTACCGATCGGCGATTGTGTGCGAGAAGACGCACGCGACCTACAAGGCCCTTTCGGCAGAGGCCGGCATTCAGCACGGGCTGAACCCTCACGGTGTGATCTTTGACGAGTTGCATGCCCAGCCGAACCGCGAGCTCGTGGATGTCATGGCAACCTCGATGGGTGCTAGATCCCAGCCTTTGATGATTTACATCACGACGGCAGGGTATGACCGGAAGAGCATCTGCTGGGAAATCTGGAAATACGCCGAGGCGGTCGCGAGCGGAGGTATCAAGGATGAGCGATTCCTGCCCGCCATCTTCGCGGCTGATCCGGCTGCTGATTGGCGAGACAGCAAAACATGGGCTGCCGCGAATCCGAACCTTGGTGTGTCCGTGAAGTCGGATTTTCTCGCGAGCGAGTGCCAGCGGGCGATTGAGATGCCGGCATACGAAAACACCTTCCGGCAGCTGTATTTGAACCAGTGGACAGAGCAGGACACTCGCTGGCTGCGGATGGATCACTGGGCGCAGGGTAACACCGGATGCCCGGCACCTCTCGCCGGCCGAGAGTGCTGGGCCGGGCTCGATCTGGCAACCACGTTCGACACGACGGCGTTTGTGCTCGTGTTTCCGTTGGATGACGGCAAATACTGGGTCGAGCCGCACTTCTGGATTCCCGAAGAGAACATGCGCGAGCGGGTGCGACGCGACAAGGTGCCCTATGACGTGTGGGCGAAGCAGGGGCATCTAAGGCTGACGCCGGGCAACGTCACAGACTTCGACCAAGTTCGGGCCGACATCAACGAATTGGCGAAGAAATACAACATTCGACAAGTCGGCATCGATCGCTGGAACGCCACGCAGTTAGCCAATCAACTGCAAGGTGACGGGGTAAATGTCCTAGGTTACGGGCAGGGCTACGGCTCCATGAGTGGGCCGAGTCTCGTGCTCGAATCGCTCTGCGTTTCCGGCAAGTTGCTTCACGGCGGGCATCCGACGCTGGCGTGGCAGGCCGGGAACGTCGCAATTCAGCGCGATCACAACGGCAACATCAAGCCCAGCAAGGCAAAGAGCAACGAGCGTATCGACGGCATCGTGGCCCTGGTCATGGCTCTTGGCGTTCACGCGTCGCAAGAGGTGAAGGGGCCGGCAATGGAACCCTCCATCCTCATCCTATGATCGCTGCGAACACCCGCATTCTGTGGCTCCCTGGCGACGATTCCCGCAATTGGGACTACGAGTCTGGCGGCTGGGCATCGAGCAACCGCAACCCGTCTGGCGTGAAGGTCGACGCCGAGACGGCTCTGAAGAGTACGGTTGTGCTGGCGTGCATCCGCGTGCTCTCGACCAGCGTGGCCGGGCTGCCGCTGCATCTGTATCGCCGGCTGCCGGGTGGCGGCAAGGAAATCGCCCGCGAGCATCCGCTCTATCGCATCCTGCACACGCAGCCGAACTCGTGGCAGACCAGCTTCGAGTGGCGCGAACAGATGATGCTCCACCTTCTGTCGCACGGCTTCGCACTCGATGAGAAGGTCTACGCCGGCGGGTCAATCAGCGAGATCGTGCCGCTGCATCCGAGTCGCCTGAAGACTGAGCAGCTGGAGAACGGCCGGCTGCGGTACATCTACCGCGAAGCGTCTGGAGCCTCGACGGTCTACACGCAAGACGCGATCCTCGCGGTACGGGGCATGAGCGATGACGGCGTGAACGGGATGAGCATGATCGAGCTCGCCCGCGACGCGATCGGTCTGGCTCGGGCGTGCGAGATCCACGGGGCGACGTTCTTCGGGAATGGGGCTCGCCCAGGCGTGATCCTCTCGACCGATCAGATGCTTTCGCCCGAGACGGCTGAGAACACGCGGAACCAGTGGGAACGCGCCCATCGCGGGCCGGATCGCAGCAACCGCACGGCAGTCCTTCAAGGCGGACTGAAGGTCAATGAACTCGGCGGCAACAACCAAGAGAGCCAGTTCCTCGAAGCCCGGCGGTTTCAGGTCGAGGAAGTCTGCCGCATCTTCGGCGTGCCGCCGCATCTCGTGGGCGACCTGACGCGGTCGAGCTTCTCGAACATCGAGCAGCAGTCGCTCGACTTCCTCACCAACGGGCTGACGCCGTGGCTGCGTCGCATCGAGTCTTCGATCACACGCGATCTGCTGGACGGCGACGATGAGTATTTCGCAGAGTTCGACACTCGCGGCGTGCTGCGGGCCGATGCCGCCGGGCGAGCGGCGTACTACAACACGCTCTGGAATCTAGGCGTCGCTTCTGTGAATGAAATCAGAAGCTGGGAGAACATGAACCCGGTGGACGGCGGCGATGTCAGGTTCGTGCAGCTGAACATGACCACGCTGGAGAAGGCGGCGGCTGCCCCCGAGCCGATGCCCGCGACCGTGGTCGAGGAGATCGTGGTGGACGAAACCGCCCCGGCTCCAGAGCCGGCTGCAGACGCCGCTTTGGCCGAGGCTGACGAGCTACAACTCGCCGACGTTTCGCTAAACGGTGGCCAGGTCGCGAGCCTGCTCGAAATCATCACGCAGTACAACGCCGGGCTCATCAACGATGTCGGGGCTAAGGCCATTATCGGAGCGGCGTTCCCGGGCATTCCGGCAGCGACGATCGACGCGATCATCGCCGGAACGAACTCTGCCCCGGTCGCACTGGTGGACGGCACGCCCGTCGCAGAGCCGCCGGCTCCCGAGCCCGAGGCTCCCGCCCTGGAGAAAGCCTCGCAGCGTGCCGCCCCCGGCAGCGTCGCGGAGGGCGACTTCGTGTCGTGGGGCTCGGCGGGCGGTCGTGCTCGCGGGCGGATCGATCACGTCATGGACTACGGCACGCTCGACATCCCCGGCACCGATTTCACGATCGACGCGACCGAGGAAGACCCCGCCGCACTCATCACGGTCTACGAAGAGGTCAGCGGCGGATGGCGACCGACCGAGACGCAAGTCGGTCACAAGGTCGCGACGCTGACCAAGATCGACCCGCTTCCCGAGTCGCCGCCGGTCGAGGAGAACGCCTACGGCAAGCGGAAGCCCAGGAGGCGGAAGGATGGATGACATCGTTGCCGAGATGCTCGAAGCTCCCGGTGAGTTCGACCCGATCTGGATCTGTCACGGTGATGACTGATGGCAGCACGATACGACCACATCGACTTCACGCCGCCGGCAGGCGTCCGAGAAGAAGCACAAAGGGGGCTTGATTGGCGAAGCGAGTTCGGCCGAGGCGGCACGGCAGTCGGCGTGGCTCGCGGACGCGACCTGAGCAACGGCACGACGATCAGCCCCGAGACGGCACGCAGGATGAAGGCGTATTTCGACCGGCATCAGAGCGACCAGCAGGCGGAAGGATACCGACCGGGCGAGAAAGGCTATCCGTCGAACGGTCGGATAGCGGCGGCTCTCTGGGGAGGTTTCGAGTTTGGCTATCCGTGGAGTCAGAAGCTAGTGCGGCAGATGAACGCCGCAGACGAAGACGCAAGGAGTGAGACGATGAACATCGAGCGACGTTCCCTGGCGATTGACGAAGTAGAGTCGGCGGTGCCGCTGCTCGCGGTCGAGAGCCGCAGCGAGGATGACGGCAGCGAGCGGGAGTATGTCGTGGGCTACGCGGCAAAGTTTGGCGTGCTGTCCCTCGACCTGGGTGACTTCGTGGAGCGGATCGACGCCGGTGCTTTCGGCCTGGTCGCCGAGCGACGCGGCCGGCGGAAGCCGCTGGAGACGCGAGCCCTGTGGAATCACGACCCGAACTTTCCTCTCGCCAGGTATCCCGGCACGTTGCGGATGACGGTCGATGAGGTCGGGCTTCGGTACGAGTTCCCGGTGCCCGATACGACCTACGGGCGTGACATCGCGAGCAACATCCGGGCGGGAATCGTCAAGGGCTCGTCGTTCAGTTTCACCGTGCCCAGCGGTGGCGACTCGTGGGCAGTCGAGGATGGCCGCAGCGTGCGGACGATTCAGAAGATCGACACGCTCCTCGATGTCGGGCCGGTGACGTTTCCCGCGTACCCGGATGCCGATGTCAAGGTGGCCCAGCGATCGTTCGATCACTTCCGCCAGGAGCAGAAGCGGCACGACGAGGTTCGTCAGTTCCTCGCCAATCGTGCAGCACTCTACCGCAACGTACTGAGGCAGCATGGCATCTAGTGGTGATTCGTGCCCGCGATGCCGTGACGGCAAGCTCGCGGTGGCTTCAAGCGTTCGCAGCGGCGAGTACCAGACTCGCTATCTGCGATGCCAGAGGTGCGGCTGCACCGACAAGCAGATCGTGAAGGCGATCGAGATTCGCCGCACGAAGTCTTTTACTGCGGAGCCTGCGTAACTGCACGGCTTCGACGTTCGCTCCGTAGCGTGGGGATATCGGCGGCACACGGTCGCCCATCCCGCATACAGGAGCGTCGCTCGTGGACAGGATCAAGGCACTG